ATACCAGTGCTAAACGTACCATAACTGGCCACGATGATTGCTCCATGTTCGTTCTCCACTATCTCTCTAATCTGCTCTCTGGTGTCTGTATTAACACCACCATAGACAAAAAATACTTTCCTGTCCTTGTATTTATCTTTTATAAGTTTATAAAGCGGTTCCCCGTGCTTTTCTACAAACTGAAATAAACAGAGGGTATTACCAGTGCAATGGCCCACAAGATTGCTGAGAAATATATTCCTTTCAGCCTTAGTGACGATGTATTCCAATTCTGCTCCATAGTCGAACTCCTTTACTATTTGTCTATCCTCATCGGGATGTTTTAAAACTATACAGTTAATCTTTAAATTTGATAGCGTTTTATTATCAATCAATTCTTTTGTTGTGACAACATATTTTGCTTTACCAAACAATCCCTCTAATACTAATCTATTCGTTTGAGTTCCGTCCAATGTCCCTGTCAACCCAAAACGATATTTGCAAGTGTCAAGTTTTGTCATAACACCTGTCAAAGACTTTGCTTTGAACAGATGAGCCTCATCCCCAAACACTGCTCCAAACTGTCTAAAGTACGGTCTGGGCATTCTGTGAATGGATTGCCAAGTTGATATTACTACATCTTTTTCAACTTTTTTATCATGTCCTTGATATATTTTTTGACAGTATGTTCCAGAACTCCAACCATAATCCTCAAAGTCTTTGTACATCTGTTCGACAAGCGAAGTGGTTGGAACTAAAATTAAAGTCTTCAATCCCATCATATGGTAGTAACGAACAAGACAATATATTATTAATGACTTGCCCGAAGCAGTAGGAGAAATGAGCAAAGAACGATCTGTGGCAATAGCATGGGTAATGGCATCAATTTGGTAATCTCGTATTTTAAGTCTTCGCTTATTGAGAGTGGGTCTGAGCCCTCGTACAAAGCCTTGCACCACACTTCTGGCCACTGTTCTTTCACTTCTGAGTCCGTCTTCCAATTCATAATCTTCACCATTATTTTTAAAGTACTCTTCTATATAGGGGAGTAGTCCTCTGTATATCTCACCTGTGACAATATTGTATAATCGAATCTTACCATCCCAAGTTTTATTCCTATATGCAGGCATATACTTGAAGCCTGGAACTTCAAAGGTAAAGAAATCATTCACCTCCGCTGCAAGTGATGGTTCAATATCTATTATTTTTATGTAGACCTCATTCTTTTTAGATATACGCATTTTGTAATGTGTGAGGCTCACCGTAATGACCTCTTACCAATATGTTCCATGCAATACTTATTCGTTCATTCGGAGTAGAAGGAACCCAATGCATCAACCATGATGGGAAAATAAATGATGTGTCAACAACAGAGTTAAACTGTATCATTCCAGAGTTGTCCCAGTTTGGTGTATTTCTTGGTTTTAAAATATTTGCCGCTGGTCTAGGATCAAAAAACTGTATTGGAGAGCCTCCCTTCAAATAGTATACACCAGACAATGTATTATTAGAGTGTGTATGGGGTGGATGGGTTTGTCCCTCTTCTAATATATTACTCCACATATTAGTAATTTCAATTTTATCGAACTCGTATCCACCATCTTCAAGTATTTTTTCTGTTACTACTTTAATATTATCAGAGAGTGGTCTAAAGTAAGAAATTTTATGTAAAGTGTCATCTTTTGCCTTCTTGTAATGCGTTTGATTTACCTTTTGAACATAACTTCTCATCATCATCTGGTCATGATCACTAATATTCATTTTAGCTTCATGAACAGAGGTAGGAAAACATTTCCAAGTTTTTACATTATCCATGTTACGATACTCCATCTTTCACCATCAGTGACTTTTTTCACCTCATGTGGAAACATAAAATTAGACGGAAAAATTATTGCTGAACCTTTTTTTGTTACATACTCTTTATCAGCGACGATAAAGTGACCACCCTTATAATCATCGTTTAAAAACAAGATCACTGAACATTGAGGATAACCATATTGCTGACCGTGAGAATGGTGTATATTGTCAACATGGGGAGACATAAAACCACCAACACCATACCTATTAATACGAAAGTTAGTATGATGTATACAACTAAAATTTTTATGCTCCTCTGCATAATTGTTTATTACCTTTAGCACTGACTTTTTTAAAATTGGATATGGACGATTTAACTCCTCAACCCAAACCTCATCCATCTTAACTCTTTCCTCACTATTCTTTATCACCCCACTATCATTTTCATACTTTGATGGACTCCAAGACCAAGGATATTTAAATACATCATCACATAAGTCATTTGAGACTATATTCTCATAATAACCAATCCACTTGTCTAGCATCAAAAACCTCCAGCCACAAATTTCTTCCAATCTTGAGCGTTACGAATATCCCATCCTCTGTTATCTATAGACTTTATCACACCATCTATAAACTCAACTATTGACTCATAGTATACAACCTTCTTCTCAAGTTCAATAATATCGTCATCAGAATTGATATACATCTGAAGGTCAGTTTTCAGAACCTTCAAGTCAAATGGTTTGGCAGCATAAATTTTCGCATCGGCTTTACCACCATAATATTCCCACTTCTCTCGGTATAATCGTTTGTGGTCAGCTTTACACTGAAACATGAGAAGTTTGTATTTGGTTTTATACTCTAACCATTTTGGTTTGATGATTTGATTTTTATAGGATTGTTGGTGTAGGTCTTCATCATCTAATATAATAAGGTCTTCTTTGGCTTCCGCCTGTAATTCACTTAACTTGTTCATTTAATCTCCATTATGATGCAGTGGTGGTTAATGCAGTAAATTGATATATTTGATATGCAAATGTAGCATTTGCAATCACATTATTAACATCCGTAGCATCGTTGTTAAACTGCACGGGACTCAATGCTACAGGATACAAATCTAAAAAATCAACCTGTAATAAAGGATTATTTTTATTTGACAAAACCATAAGGTATGCATCAGAAAATAATGCATTAGCAGGTGTGGAAGCACCAACTCTATCTGTCGAAGGACTTACCGCTGCGCTTGGGGTGTTAGATATATTTGATTTAAAATCACTGAACTGTTTTCTGCTCTTTGGAAAACCAATTGCAGTCATCCATTCATGCAAAGACCGATAGTTCTCTAAAAACTCATCGACAATAAAACTTATCTCTAAATTTTCATAAGTTAGTTTATCACCCATAATCGGAATGTCTTTAAATGGGGTGGGAAAAATAGCTTCCCCCATATTGATGCCTGGAATGTTTGCTGAAGTCGTAAAAAATTGCACTTTCGGTAATTGGTGAATACCGAAACGAAATTGAGTAGGACTCAAATAATCTAATTTATCTGGTTGTCTGTCTATAGCTGTGGTCATACTACTATTTATAACAAAAAAAAGAGGAGGTCCGAAGACCCCCTCTAAGTTTATAGTCAAGTTTCTTATTATTACATAAGGTTTGTAACTTTAACCCGACGATAGTAAGCATTCGCATTTGCTGTGAGCGAAATCGTTGCCGCAGTGTTAGCAGCTTCAGCACCAGCAACCGCAAATGGGTTAGCAGCCATACCGTAACGAGTTTTAAACCCGATTTTCGGTTGGAAGGTGTCTTCACCAACCGCACGAACCATTTGCAACGGAACGTATGGGCAGTAGAACATACCAGCATCATAAGGTGATGTTCCCTTATAACCAACAACATAGTACTGCGAAGCAGCAACATTTGCCGAATATGGGTCAACATAGACCTTGTAACGACCATTCATAACACCAGCAAAAGTTGTCTGTGTGTCATCAACATTAAGGTTGTTGTTGAGAGCAGGCGTGTAATCAAGAACACCAGCCATCTGAAGAGCAGATGCAACATCAGCAGAACAGATAACCATGTTACCTTTACCACGACGAGTCTGTTGACCAATCGCATTCGCATCTCTTTCGATAGCGAACATCAAGCCTTTGAACTTCTCAACTGACCAACGACCATTAGAGTCGGTGTCAAGATCGAAGATACCAGCAGTCGTTGTATTAATCGCAGCACCCTTTTCAGCAGTATTGTAGATCGAGCGAACAACCTCACGGTTAATTTCAGCAAGAATCTCTGTCGAAAGAATGTTAGCGAGTTCTGTCTCAGCGTCCAGACCGTGGATCGCTTTGAGGTCTTGAGCAAGTTCCATTGAATACTCAGCTTTCAGAGCACGGGAAACTGCCGTAACCGTCGATTTGTCGATACTGAATGACATTTCAGCAAAAGCATTCGTGGCACTATCACCAAGAGCTTCAGCTTGAGCAGTTGTCATACCAGTTGCGAATGTGTAAGTGCCAGCAGTCGGACTGTCATTAAGAGCAGCAGGATTGCTTTCACGTGCACCAATATCTCCACCACCGATTGTGCCGGCAGCGTTCTGGTTCGAGAAGTCACCAGAGAAACCGTTTGCAGCAGCGCCGGTTGTCTCATCGACCAATGCTTCTTCACCATCCATCGACAGATGACGGGCCCGCATTGCAAAGATTAGACCAGTAGGCCCAGTCATTGGCTGGACACCACAGATATCATACGCAATTAAGTTTGGCATTGCACGGCGAACTAACGAAATTAGGATTGGGTCCCAATTTGATACACCCGATACATTACCTGTCGGAACACTTTCCGAAAGGAACGCTGCATCTTCTCTAAGAGCAGCTTCTTGGTTCTCAAGAATAACAGTGGTAACGGCCCGACGATACGAATCTTCGATTTCTGGAAGATCAGGATGTTTTAGGACCGGCGACCACTTTTCTTGTAGATGTTCTGTTTGAAACATTTGTTTCTCCTTTATTTATTATTACATCTATTTATTATGTTTATAATTTAAACAGCGCCTTTGATACGTTTTTCTGTACGACCAA